TGGATTCACTTATCCTTTATCAACTCCGACGTCAGCAGGGTGATGGTGGTAGTGTCGTTGTATGTGTCTCTCATTGCCTTGATGAACCATCAAGAGAGGATTTACGGCCAAATGAGTATCCTACGGAAGCGCCTTTGTCGTTTGTTGACGATGGCGGACCAAGTACCTAATGGCTAGGCAAACATGGGCTGAAATTAAAGCTGAAGCTACTATAGAGTTACGCACTCGTACTGACATTTCTTCCAGAGTTGAAGGATGGCTCCGACAGGCTTTTCTTGAGGTTGCGTATGGCTTTCGATTCTATGAACTTGAAAGCACGAAAACATTTACGCTTTCAGTCAATGCAAGTGAAATCTCGTTCACAACAATGGGGCTTACCAACCTCAAACACGTCTTATCCCTTAAAGACACGACGAATAACCGAAAAGTTATTCCTTCTAGCTTCCGTTTTATTGATAAGCGCAATACTGGCACTGGTTCTCCTACACATTATTGCAGATTTGGAAATAGTTTATTGTTTGATTCAGCACCTTCTTCCTCCGGAGTGGAGTATAGATTGCGGTATAGGAAACAGGTTACTGAACCGAATTTTTCCTCTACTTCTGCCTATCCTGACACTCCGGATGAGTGGGATGAAGTGATTAGGATGAAAGCGTTAGTAAGGGGTTCTCACTCGTTGTATGAATATGAAGTTTCTGACTTATGGGAAGCGAAAGTAAATAGATTAATCGCAGCAATTCCGATTGACGAAACCGTAGAATCGGAGGATCAAGACTTTGGAATTACACCGAGGATATAGATGGCACTCCCAAATTCGATAAACCCAAGCACTCCGACGGGTTCTTCAGCAAGAAGTCTTGGCGACGATCAACTTCGCGCGTTAAAGCAAGCGATTATCGACATATTTGGTTTACCACCTGTTGATTCCATTACCAGCGCTTGTATTTCAGTTAATACATCAGGTACAATTACAGCTATGAGTCTCTCTGTTGCATTAGCTTCAACGATTGCACTTGAAGCAGGAGTTTGGACTGAAGTTACAGGATCACGAGCGATTGCTAGTGTTTATCAAAATACAAGTGGTAGAAAAAGACGTGCATCTGGGGCAATTCTTGGAGCGGCAGCCGATGAAGCTGGGGTTCTATTTTGGGCAAGCTCCGTTAACCCACCAGGGTTTGAACTTTCAGGGACGGCTATTAATACAGTTTCTGGCGCCGGTATATCTCATCAAATAGCATTTTATGGGGAGGTTCCAAATAATTGGTATTACAAGATTACTAGGGTGATTGGAACAGAGACTCTTTATAAATGGTTTGAATTAGATGAATAAGGCTGAAAATGGCTGATAGACTTCTTGGTGGCTTGTTTCTTAATCAATTCAAGCCACGCTTAAGTGCGAAATCGCGTGAATTTTTAAAAGATCGTAGGGTTAGGATAAGACCGGCTGACAAGGGTTTAAAGGTTGACGTGACAGGTGAGCTTATTCCACCTGAATATTCACCAGCTATGCGTGATATTCTTTTTTATAAAAATGAAATCCGTAAAGCTTATGGCGGAACACAGCTTGGAGCGACTTTTGATGAGGAACTTGTTTGGGTTGGAATTTGGAAAAAAAGCGATGGGCTTATAATTCCGATTGCTATAACTAGTAAGAACCTTCTTTATTATAGAAATAACATTTGGAATATTGTCCCACCGGAAGATGGTCTTGATGGAACAGCTAAAGATTTGGTTAGTGTTTCAATTATGGACGATACTTTCTTCTTTACTTGTAGACAATATTCGTTAAGAGCTTGGACGGGAGATACTTCTGCTTTACATTATGAAGTCACAGCTGGCGTCGCCGCGAAAGGTTTGGATACGATTAATAATCGCTTGGTTCTTGCCCATACGATTGAAAAAGGCGAAGATTTAGCTCAAACTATTCGTTGGACACAAAATGGACTTGTTAACTTCACTGGAACAGGGTCTGGAAATAGGGATTTAGCCGATCGTGATGACGCTATCCAGAATATAAAAAAACTTGGCCCTTTCCGTGGACTTATTTATAAATCAGAAAGCATTGTTGATATTCGCGCTACAGGAGATGTATTTAATCCATTCGACACAACGGAGCTTGTTGGTCAACTTGGGCTTCTTTTATCTCACTCACTCGCAGAATGGCGCGGTGGTCACTTCTTTACTGGGAATGATGAAAATATTTATTATTTTGACGGCTCTAAATTTGATCCTATTGGTAACGATGTCAAAGAAGAAATTTTCGCAAATCTTAATCCCAATGGGCATGACCGCGCTATTGGCACATTTGATCTTATTACTCGCGAATATATTTTAGCAATTCCTACAGGAACCTCTTCGGCTTCAACTGCGCCATCACTTTATTACGCCTATGATGTAGTTAGAAGGCGTTGGCGTTCAGGGCAGTACCCTAACATAACTTGCTTCGGACAATACAAAACTGTTCAAGGAATATCTTGGGATGAAGATGTTGGAAGTTGGAATGAAGCAATAGATACATGGAATGATGAGACAGGAATATTTTCTCGTTTACAAACTATTGTTGGGACATCAACAAAGAAAACCTTTTTACTCGATTCAAGCTCAACAATTTTCGACGGAAATCAACTTCAATTTAGTTGGGAAAGTTTTGATGCGGTTGGAGAAAATGATGGAGATGAGATAACACTTCTTGAGGTTATAGTAGGATATATCGTTGAAGGAACGGCAACATTGTCTCTTAGCACCAGTATAGATAGAGGTAATTCATTCAGTACCGCTTTACCTATCTCTTTGGGTGGAACCACATTAACTACTGGTGATATTCAATACGCTCACGGCTTTCCCTTAGTAACAGGAGATAACATTCGTATTCGCTTACAAAATTCAACTTCAGGTGAGAAATTTAGGATTATTAGCGTAACTTTACGATTCAGTGGCACTCATTCTTCTCGTGTTGAGAATGTTAAGTGAAGATTACTTTACCCCTTGAGATACCAGATTCCTTGGAAGATTTGAGAAACTATATTAAGATACTATCTGATGAAATCCGTAGATTATGTAGTAATGGGATAGGATTACAAGAAAATTGCAAAGTTTCTTCCGTAACGGTTTCTAGCACTGTAGCTAATGGCGATATTGTTGTTAGTCACGGCTTAGGGAAAAAGCCTTTTACCTACATAGCGAATACCAACAATGGGGGTATAGTTTATGACTCTCGCAGAGACGAATGGAATGCAGACAGAATCTTTATTAGATCAACTCTCGGAGGAGCCACTATCAACATCACACTTTTTGGATGAGAAGCCGCTTTTCTTTGCTGATGGAAAGCCGGCTTATCCATTCAAGATGACGATGGAGAATGTTCAAAAAGCTGGAAACTTCCTCAAGACATTTTCTTTGGCAACGACTTGGCAAATGGATGACCAAGAAATCTTGGAATTTTTATTTGCTCCAGATACAATTATCATAGAAATTGATAATTCGTTAATTATGTTTGAAAACTTAGTTCCTAATTTTAAGGCTCATGTGGGCTTCGTATTTTGGGATAGAAAAATCGCCGGCCGAGATCAACTTGTTCACGATACTTTTCAGTATGGTATGATAACTTTTGGGCTAAAACGCCTTTATGCGCGGGTTCCTGCTAGGAATAAGGTAATGTGGCGGATGCTTGAGCGGCTTGGTTTCCAACGTGAGGGGACATTACGGAATGATTTTATCTTGCCGAAGGGTGATACCTGTGATATGCTTGTTTATGGAATCCTCCGGAGCGAGTTACTAAAGGAGACGGCGAATGTCCCTTGAACGAAAAATAAAATTCAAGCAACCACCGATGCCACAGACGCAGACCATTGCGCCGCTGACACCGGATATTGCGCCTAACGTCAATCGTATTGCTAAAGAATATGGGACATTTTTATCGTCCAAGCTAGGTCAACCTTCATTAAGTTTTGCCGATTACCTTAAAGGAGTTGATTTATCTAGTTTATCAACTAGTTTAGGGGCTTCTCCAGAATTAACTGAAGCTACCAGTATGTTCCGTAAGCCAGTTGATGTTACGGGACCTACAGACACTTCTTCAATTTACAGAACCGCCCTTGAACAAGGGAATAGGAATTTTCAACAATACGCGCTGCCACAAATTCTGGAATCTTTTGGCCGCCGTGGGGCTCGTTATGGTTCTGACGTGGCTGGTGCTGGCGCTCGTTCTTACGGCGATTTGATGGCGAATATTCTTGCGAAAAGTGCGGAAGCGGAGGTTGGCGCAAAAGAGGCTTATGCAGGAAGAAGGATGACGGGTGAACAGATTAGAACGCAGCGGGCTGCCGGATTAGGAAATATTGGACAGATTATTCAAGCGATCCTTGAAGCGAATATGGGTAGAGCAAGACAGGATTACCAACTCCGTTCCCCCGAGAATTACATGCAATCGGCTCAATCTTTCTTGGGGACACAACCGATATTCCCACAAACTCTTGTTGGTCCTTCAGCGATAGGGCAGGAAAAGCCAAATGCTTGGGATTACGTTAATCAAGTCCTCAAGACTGGACAGGGTATTGCTAGTGTTGCTGGTGCTTTTGCTAAAGGTGGAGCGGGTGCATAATGCCTTATAATCAAGGAAACTTTTTAGTTTCTGGTGGCTCTTCTGTTCTTCCATTTCGAGCGCCGGAAAATGTAGCTCCCGAATTTGGCAAATCAGTAGCTGATTTTATAAACCAATTCAAAGCTCGCGATCTCGAAAAATTCAAAATGATTCTTGAAGGTGTTAACCAAGGATTACTCGATCCAAATACGGCTCTTACAGGTGGTGAGGGAGCACAACTTTTCGAGAAATTCTTTGGCTCGAAACCGCCAGAGGCGCCTCGTGATGTTACCGAAACGGAGCGTTATGGAATCCCTCAAGAGGTATCACCGGAGTATAGCGCCGCAACTGGCGAAGCTGCACCACCGACACAACTTGCAGAACGGCAGGTTACGAAACGAGTTGGAGGATTTCAGCCGCAGACATTAGCACAATTACAACGCCATGTCATCAGCGAAGCCGCTGCCGGCCGTGTTCCTAACGAGCAAATTGTTGCCCTTTCAGGACTTGTTAAGAGCAGGGCTCAGGAAGATTTGTTTAACCCCGCTTTTCAAGAGCGCCTTTTGAAGATGAAGGGTGATAGGGAAGCAGCTAAGTTATTTAGAGATTATCGCGTAAAGTATCCTTCATCCGTTTCTGATTCTGATATTTGGCAACTGGTTGAGGCAACCTCCACTGGTAAGAAACCATTAGAGTCTTTAACTGGAAAAGCGAGTTTACAAGAGCAAAAACAAATTGATATAAAACAATACAAATATGCCGAACTTGCACAACGAGAAAAAATTGCCAGTAATCTTCTTGCTCAAAAAGATCGTAAACTAGATCAGGAACAAGAACAATTTGTTAATAAAGTTCGCGCCGATAAAGCTGTTTCTATCGCTAAAATTATCGGCCCCGAAAACTTCCCTCTTGCTCAACAAATAGCCGACCAACTCTTAGCTGGAGAGGATGTATCTGGACTTCCGCCCGAAGTGGTTTCTAGAATTAAAGTGGGTGAGTCTAGAAAAGATCGGGAACTTAATCTTCGAGCGTTGTCTATTCAAGCAACGAATGACTATCGTAAAGCGGTTGTTGAGGGACGACAGAATGATTACGAAAGCAAGATAGAACATTGGAACAATGTTTTACAATATCAATACGATCAAATTGGGGATAAAGCTCAAAAGGATTACCTCCGGAATGTATTGAAAATGGGACTAGACAAGATGAAACTTCCCGCTACACATAAGGAAGGTCTTGCTATTCTCCAAAAAGCCAGCGACCAACTTGGTTTCCAACCTGATGAACCAATCGGATTTCAAGGTTTTCTTGAATTTGCTGGGCAACTTGTTGGTACACCTGGACTTGGGAAAGGAATTCTTGTACCCCCTTCCGCAGCTCCTGAAAGCCCAAGAACTGAAGCCCCAAAACAACAGCCAAAACCAAAACCGCAATTAGGTGGAAAACCGACTTCGGCAGCGCCAAAAACAGCAAAAGAACTTGAACAACTCATAATGGGGCGCTAAGTGGAACCACAAGAAATCATAAGACACGTTTACGGACTTCCACAGGAAGAACGATATTCTTTCATGTCGAGAAATCCTGATATCATGAAAACTATTCAGGGATTTCTTGAGCAAACAAGTGAATATAATGGGTTACCTGAAAATGAAAAGGTTGTCGCAAAGCAGAATTTAGGATTTCCTTCAGTATCTCCTGAAGAAACGATGGTGGCAAAACCGGCGATTAATCCAGTATCGCTTCCTAACTTAGCAGAGACTGAACAGCGTCATGCTCAGGAACTTGCAGCAAGACCGAGGATGGGAACTACTGCGCTTGTTGGTCCAGCCGTTGATTTGTATTATAACTATTACAAGAATTTAATAAATGAAAATATAAGGCCGGCATTCAATCTCCCTCCCGAATCTGTTTTAGAGACTCCCTTCGGTAATTTACCAGTTGGAAAAACTCCACAATTTGCTCGTGGAGTCTTTCGTGGATTACCGGGTGGAGGAGCGATAGTTTCGCCCGGCGAAAAGCCACAACTGGCTCCGGATTTCTTTTCTGCTGAAAATGCGGGAATGATGGCAACGGATATTCTCATTACGCTTCCTATATTTCAGTTAAAGGCTCTTCAGGCAGGAGCGCAAATCCCGCAAGCAGCTACAGCTTTATTTCAATATTTTGTCAGGTATCCTGCTATTGCTCGCGCTGTGACCAACGCTTCCCTTCAAGGTGGAGCGATAGCGGCTTATCAAACTTTTTCTCACAGATTAGCCGATAGCATACAAAAAGGTCATATAAGTGTTGATGGATTAGCTACAGAATTTGGTGGAGAATTTGCAAAAATATCTGGTGTTCTCTTGGGATTTCACGGATTTCACCAAATTGGTAAAGCTGGTTGGGATGCGTTACATCCGATTTCTAAAAGGGCAATGATTAAGTCAATTAATGAATCTACTGGCCCAATGGGTCGGCAAACTCGTTATCAACTTGAAGAATCTATCGCGCAAGATATTGGTGAAGCTACGACGGTTGGTTATATTCGCCCGCCTGTATCGTTAATCCCTGCAACTTCGGGTCGAGAATTCGGGAAGCCCCCTGTCGTCACCCCTCCGACGACGCCTTTTTCACCTCCTGAACCACCTCCACCCCCCGCTTTTGGTACACTCACAACAGAACCAGCAAGTGAAACAACTGAGTTGCTTACAGCGGGACAAAGAGCAATTTCTAGAGAAGTTAATCCTGTGTTACAAGCTGCTGCGAATGCTCCGAATCAGCCGCCGATACCTGGATTCCTCCAATCAGCGGAGCAGATTCTTAATAGGTATCCAAGAGCTAAAGCTACTGTTGATAATGTTCTTGGGCCGATGAATATTACTATAGCTCCTGGCGGAGCCGTTTCAGCGATAGTTCCTGAAACGGCTGTTAAAGCGTCGTTCATAGAAGAAGCGGATTCAATCGTTGGTGATCTTGTTTATGCAAGCGGTAAAGTCGTTAAAGTGCTTGAAAAGTTTCCAACTGGAATTCGCGTAGGTCCAATGGAAGGTAGTGGTAGTTACTTTGTTCCCTTTGCGAAAGTTACAGGAAAATTAGAATCTAAGTTTGGTATAGGCGAAGAAGTATTTAAAAGTAATGGTGAAAAGGTTGTTGTTGAAGGAATTATTAATAATAATACTGTTCGCGTTATTGATTCTAAAGGAACGAAGTATGCTATACCAATAAACAAGTTAACAACCCAAGCCGAGCAGCTTTCAGTTGATGAAACAGCAGAACGTATCGCTAATGGGTTAGATACTCCGGCTCCGAGTGGTGGAAGTGTTTGGGAATTACTTAAAGACGAGGGCGGATTTTGGTATCCATTCGGCGGCGGCCGGACACGGGTTCCGCCTGCCAATAGAATAGATGTCCAACTAACGACGCAACCTGATGGTAAGGATTTTGGTGGCTATCGTTATGTTTTCGACGCTGCAATAACTTACGGAATGAAAAACAAGAAAGAATATGATGTTGCAGCTAAATTAATATTTGACGCAAAAACTACTGCTGCTGTTTCTGAATATGAGTCTCAGCAAATGGTTCGGGGATTTAGGAAATTAGTTGGAGCTTCTGAAGAGACTAGCCAAAAACTCACTCGTGCCTTAGTAGGGGTTCCTTCAAAAACTGATAAGTATACTAAACAGGAAGTTGCTGTTATTTCCGATATTCAGCAATGGTCCAAAAAAGAAGTTATTCCCCTTGTTAATAAACATAGAGCATCTATTGGAGAACCCCCTGTACCTCCTGATTATAACTATGTTCTTAATTTAGTCCCTGAAATTGTTCTTTCGGCGGGTAAACAGGGCCACGGTTTTGCGAGTATGATTGGCGGAATGATTAAGACAAATGGAGTTAATAATCTTGTCAACATTCCATTTGGAACTAATCCAGTTAAACTTGAAGTGAATGCGAATGTTTGGGAGGTTCTTGATGGCCTTTCAAAATATGTGACTAAGGAAAAATCTTGGCGAAATTACTTAGCATACGGTGAGATTCTTAAAAATGCTGAAACTTCACCTTCCAATAAAAAGTTTATCCAGTGGCATCTTGATAGCGTTTCGGGTAAGCAAATTTCTCCTGATATGGCTGATTTTTCTCATACCGCATCTAAAATTGATAATATTATTGCAAAATCATTTCCAAGTAGTACGGCGAAATTTGTAACTTCAACTGGTCAGGAAATCGTTATTCAGGTTCCGAAAGTTAGTATAGCTGATAAATCGCTAAATAGTTTTGTTACTTCAACGAAGAGGATGAATTACGCAGCTATGATCGGAGCTAATCTCCGAACGATGCTTCTTAATACAACACAGCCAATTACAGACGGATTAGCTAGAATTCCCGCAAGTCCTATCGCAGCCGGCTTTGACTTAATGCTTGGTTACGCTAAAGGAATGGGAACACTCACCGAAGTTCTTTTTTCTCCAAAAGCTTTGAAACATTATCGTGATTTAGGTGTTGTTCACGATATGGAAGAGCTTTTCACACCTAACCTTACTAGAGTCAATGCCGGAAATTGGAAAGCTGCTCTTTACGGGATGGAGTGGTTATACGATAAAGTTTACAGTGCGAGCTTCCTCGGTATGCGCGCCGCCGAAATTTTGAATCGGGTTACGGTTTATGAGGCTCATCAACAAGCAATTCGTCGGGCAGCCAAGAATTTCAATCCAGCAACTCTAAATGATCCTGATTTTGTTGTTGCTCTTAAAAGAGCATCAACCTACACAACAAATATTACAAATTTTCTTTATGGCGAGGGTTTTAGGTCGCCCGTTCATACAGGAGTTGTTGGTGGATTAACAAGAGGTGGAATTGTAGGAAGAATAGCAAGTCCTCTAGGTGAAGCTGTTATGCAGTTTAATACATTTTCTATAAAACACATGGGAGCGATGGGACTCCTTTTAAGGCAGGGTCCTAAAGTTGGGGACCATATCAATTTTGCTCATCGTATGGCAGCGCAAGGAGCACCACAGGAGTTTGGGAAATTCATTGAGGCGTTACATCCTCAAGAACGATACGCCTTTCTAAAGGCTCTTGTTTATCAGCAATCAATCGCCTCTTTCCTTGCTGGTGCAACCGGGCTCACAAGCCTCGCTTACCAATTAAGCCCCCCTGGGCTTATTGGATTAAATCCCTATACCCCACTTCTCCAATCTTACGTTACCATGCTTAAAGACCTAACCCAACTTGATTATCAAAGCATGGCTAAAAACTTAGCAAAGAATTACCTCCCAGGAATGAATGCTGTTCAACGTTGGGGACGTGGCATGACTCCCTTACAAAGCACCTTAGCAACAAAACGTGATATTCAATCGCCAGAGGCAGGATTTGATTTCGATTCTTTGGTCTTTGGTTGGGGCGAGCCGGGTGGGACGAAGTCTCGTTGATAATCTTGTTAATCTTAGTTAACGATTTCGTTAATCCGAATGCCCATAGCTAATCCATTCGATCCTAATGAGGCGCAGATAAGTGCAGGTCCGCAGGGCAAATCCGTCTACGAACCTAAAGGATTTCCTCCATTAGATTACATTAGCGAATTAATTCATAGCGTCCTCGGCGCGTTAGGTCCTTCATCTCCCGATATTACTGAAACGGCAATGCCGGGGGCGAGTAAAGCTGTTCAGAGTGCATATCGTGATTTTATAAAAAGGCAGGTTAAGCAACCAGTTGAGCTTAGTGAATTACCAAGTGACTTTGCTAAGATGGTTGAAAAGATTATTCGGGGAGGGTGGTTTCACGGGACTGATGTCGGTACTGGTTCCCAAATTCTCAGAAAAGGTTTTGATCCGTCACGGGTTGGGGAAAGATTTAGTCTTCGATTCGGTGAACCATCTGGAGTTAGTTTAACTACCACTCCAACTAAAGCATACTCTTTTGGTGCAGATGTCCTTCGTGTAGCACCAACGATGAAACCGAGCCAAATTCAGCCGGCGTGGGGTGAACAGGTTCAAAAGAAACTTGTTGAGTCTTATATTGATGCTTTAAACAAGACTTCTGTTAAAACTCCTTCAGGTGACGAGTTATTTAATACTGCTCTAAAAATGGAAGATTTTGCGAAGTTGCATAATCTCCCCTTTATGGAAGTTGTTCCAAAGTTATTTGAAATGAATAAGATGCGAAGGTACATTCCAACTGGCCAACAAAGTTTCTTCGCTTCATTTCCAAAATTGGTCGGGGCGAGCAATACAAAAGAATTCAACACCGCTCTTTCAGAGGCTTTAAGGAGTAGAGAAATTGAGGGCTTACTTTATAACCCGAAAAGGTATTTCGAAGGTGAGTTAAGAGTTCTTGATACGAAGAAGGCTATTCCATTGGAATTAATGAGTGTAAGATCAGAAGGTGGCGGCCCTAGAATTGGTTCGCGGTATAGTAGGTCTAAAGCTGATTTGGGTAGGAAATTTGAGGAAGCTATGGGGAGTCAGCCACTCTCTCTTAACGAAACTTATAAGAAAATCCCTCTTGGGGGAAAAGAGGGAGGATTGGTATTACCCGAAATGGAAAATTATCAACCATCAGTTCCTTTTGGACTGAGTAAAGAATTTACCGACACTTTTAGTTTTAAAGAATGGCTAAATACTCATCTCGGATTTTCTGATAACGTCATAAAAACTATGAAACCTGTAGAATTGTCTATTTGGGAGCACAAATTTAATAAGTGGAAAAGTGCCGGAATAATGAAGGATGAAATTTCTAAAGCTAAATTACCGGAATATGATTATAAAAGCTATAATAAAGGATACACAAAGTATGTTGGATTGAGTAACTCTGAAAAGGATGCACTTCTAGAATCTCTTGGGCTTTCTACAAAAATTATTCATAACCCGGATAATTTAAAATTATGGCAAAAAGCAATGACTTTAATAGGCCAAATGGAAGGGGGGTGATAAACAATGCCAGGCAATCAGATGAAAACAAAGAAGGGCCAAGCTACAAAGCCTCCAAAGAAAAAGTCTTACTAAAAGGAGGTGATCGAACCTGATTAGGGAAGGAGGTGATTATTATTTTTTTAATTCCTTCACTAAAGCATCTATCGCGCTATTCCAGCCCATATTATATAACGGCCCTATGATAACTCGTCCCTTTATGTAAAATTCCACCAAGAATTTTAGCAATTCCTTCTTAGCTGAGTTACTCAAATTCAATTTCCGCATTTCAAGTCCTTTCCATGTTCACCAACATGACAGTTAACGCATCTCCAACATCTTATGCAAATCTTTTCGGTTTTTATTACTAATCCACAGCTATCACAAACCGTTTCCGGCGGAGTCACGCTTACCATAATCACCCCGAGATAATTAGCGGTTTTCCATCTTGCGGGTCGATTATCTTGTTTCCTTCCCCTACACCTACACGTCGGCCCTGGACGATTATCCTAAATTCCGCATCATGGGATTTATCCTCTAGCCATTCTGTAGTCAAGATTTCACCTTGTTTTAGCTCACGCACGAGATCGAGGAGAGTGAGGTTGACAAGAACTTTGAGTTGAATTTCTTCTGAATAGTCATCTGCTGAAAACATATCAACAAACATTATTTTCCATTCCTCGCGGTGAAGGGGGCATCGTAAATTATTTTTTCTGGCTTATTATTTAGTCCTAATTTGCTTATCCTTATAACTACCATTGGAGTTAAGCATGGAGGGTGATAACGAACCGAATAAATAGTTGCTTCTTCCTCTGCTATAAATCCGCATGAAGAGCATTTATGAAGTGTTGAATAGAGTTCAGTAAGCAATATCTTTCACCTCTTCTTCTATAACAACCATCACTCCACGTTCATCTACGATAACGTGTTGTCCCCCAACAAAATACTCATCAACATCATGGGCTTGTTTTCGGCTGAAGATAACCCAATCTCCTTGGTTAACTTGAAAGCACCGTTCCCCCACCTTTAACACAACACCCTCACATGATCTTTTCATTGCAGTGTCAGGGACGAAAAGAATATTCTTGTATTTCACCTCGTCTTTGAAAGTTTTGATTAAAACATTATGACCAACGGGGCGGATCATGGTTTCTTTCCTTTCTTCAACCGATATATTTTTGCCGGCCGACCCTTTGTTGTATCCATGTCCACTTCAATTTCCCCACTTTCTTCGAGAGTGTCTATCATTTGTTTCAATTCGTCTTTATTAATTCCATAAGGACTTAATCTCCTAAGTAGATCAGAATGATAGATGAATCCCCCATTATGTTGCATATGACCAAGAATCATTAAACTTTCCCGACCCTTCGGATTAGCCGTGAGAATCCTAGCTAATTCTGGCGCTCCTTCCTCTTGCTTATCAAGAATATCGCTACTTACCTGGAGTAGCTCGGGAGTTATAACTAAATCTTTTCCTTCGCTAAGGGCAAGAATCATTGCTAGTTTTATCTGATGAATCTGCCTCCGTTCAAGTGCTGGTGCGTCGGACTCATTTGCTTCAAGGTGATCCCTAAACTTGTTATACCAATCATCATTCCAATCAAAGCTACTCTTATCTATCGAAAATTCGCCCTTTACAGCTTCGATGTACACAATTTGCTCCCGTAAACTTCGGGCTATGTTCTCATCCGGTAATCCAGGCCACGACAATCTTTTCTTCGTTCTATTCTCAACTACCCAAATTGCCCGAGATAACATCCCACCGCCGGCAATGAGGGAAGAGAGAGCCCCTTGAAGCCATCCCGGCGTTGTCCCACCAAGAAGTGTTAAGTGGAGATTAAGAAGCTCAATAACATTATGAGAAATTGAGCGAGTTGCTCTCCTATCAGGGCAATCCCACCAGTCGATAAGAAACTTCATCACTCCCGCGTTGTAACTTTGGTCGTCAAGAATTGCTACTAATTCCTCAGCACATAAAAAGGCTTGCGCGTCACAAGGGACTTTCGTTGTCTGCCCACCCACAACCTGAACGCGATAGGAAAGATCATGCGGGAGCCTCTCCGTCGTTGTCCTATCAATGAAGTTAACATCTGGAATAATCTTTACAAACTCTTCCGCCGCTTTAATCGGCGCTCCTTTTCGGGCCATGCCAGCAGGAGCAACGAGGATAACATACATATTAGGATAAAGATTTTTCGGCCCAAAATTAACGTAAACGTGTCGTCGTATAACAGCCGATAAAGCTGCGACTCCAGACCAGAATAGAAAAGAATCAGGCGATTCCATAATTCGACCATATCCAAATACAAATTCACCAAGCCAACCTCCTTGCGGGTAAATTGATTTTTCTGCCGGCTGTTGTTTCTCCTTATAAGCTCCGGGTTTTTGACTTTGAAGTTTCAGTTTCTCCCAATGCTCTTTGAGTAAACGAAGTTTCTCTGTGTCTCGACTGATAAGTAGGCGATACCACTCATCACGAGACATTCTAAGCCTACGTTGGAATTCTGTTTCGGCGCGGCCACAGTCTATAAGACTGAGTTTATCGCGCTCTTTGATAAAAAACTGAATTACTTTTAACTGCTCAACTACTTCACTTTCATCCCAACGTATTTGCCCGAGTTTCCGGAAGAGAGGGACAAGGAGATCGGGCATTCATTAGCCTGTTAACGGTTTTTCTTTCCAATCACGTTCCCTAACAATTTCCCAAGCGTTTTCAACGCATCGTTGCAAATCGTACCCTTTCCTTGCACAGTAATCGGCTAAATAAATCATAATATCACCAACCGCATCTCTCGCTTCTATCTCAAGTGTTTCTTGATTTCCCCTAATTCCCTGCGCGATTTTGAGATGAGCATGGCAGAGTTCACCGACTTCTTCGCACACGCCGAGAAGGGGTTTCCAAGTATCTTGATCTCCGAAGTTTTTCTCAGACCATTTGTAAACCTCATCTTGAAATTGCCAAAGGGAAAATGATTTAAGCTCAGACATATTTCTTTAATCCCTCCCAGGAGTAACCAACTTTACATGAAGTTGGAAATACTATTTCCCTACCATTGAGTTTAATCGGCTTTTCCATAACATTTTTACTCAACTCAACATATTTATCAATCTCACTTTCTCTCACCTCTAGGAGCAATTCATCATGTACCTGCAAAGAAATACCATTAGGATCGGGAACAAGACTGTCAAGAGTAACTAAAGCGGGATTAATAACGCCGGCGGCTGATCCCTGGATCGGCGTGTTGTATCCCGATCTAACAATATTTTCCTTCTTTCCAAGAAAGTACCTCACCCGTCCACCAATCGGAATAGTAAGTTTCCTATTTTTCAGCACCTCCACTTCGATTTCTCGTTGAAACTTCCCAATATTAGGGTGCTTTTCAAGCCAATTCCCCTGAACCCGTTTTACCTCCTCAGTTGAAGGAATTGCCATTTTCTTTATCTGGCTTATAGGAAGTTTCTTCTCCCAAATTTCTTTTAAAGCGCGACTACGCATTTGAGCACGGATCGTTCCGGCTGTGCCGCCGTAGATGACACCGCCGTAAACGAAGATTTTTGAGGCATCGCGTTGTTGTTCTGTCACTTTGTTAATCGGAATGCCAAACAAATCACTCGCATTTTGAAGGTGCGGGTCTTTGCCAGATTCAAAGATTTCTATGAGACTTTCATCATTAGTGAGATACGCGAGAATTCGTAACTCAATTTGAGAATAATCTCTTGAAAGAAACTCGAATCCAAATTGGCTAATAAAAAGTTGCTTTGCTCGGCCATCTGGTTGGTTTTGTAAATTTGGATTCCGAGAAGATAATCGGCCGGTTGGGGTAACGTGGAGAAGAAGATTCGTGTGAATTCGGTTATTGTAATCAAGAATAAATTCCTTAAAATAAGTTGAATGTTGCTTTTCAACTTTACGTAGTCTGAGGAACAGAGCTAATAGAATCTCCAAATTCCCACTAACCTGATCCATCAATTGCATCAGTGAATCAAAATCTACAGCTGGAATCTTGCTTTTAGTATAAGAAACAGGTTCCAGCTTCAAATCCTCGAAGAGAAATTTCCGCATCTGTTTACCTGAACCCGGGTTAAACTCACCGCCTAAAATTCTTTTTATGTCACTCTTTGCTTCTTCAATTTCTTGAAGAGTCTCTGCCCTATACTTTGCGAGAAGGGTCGTTTCAATTAAGATACCCCGCTTTTCCATCCTTCTCATGGGTAAAAGCATCGCCATATCTTGATTGAACGTCTCTCTCACTCCATATTCATCTAATTCAAGATCAAGCTCGCTAGCTGAAAGGCCAGTAACCCGGCAATCACGGCAATTATAAGTCCTAAGAGTTGTTTCAGGATGTAAGGCAAAGTTATCTTCCCCCTTAACATCATCTTTGTAATAGGGAGTGTCGGTGTAAATCGAGGAAATAAAATCAAGAGTGTGGGGAACGCCCTTTTCGGCGATTATTGCGTGATGAGCAATCATGGTGTCGAAAGCAAAATTTCTTACTTTGAACCCAACATCTTCAAGGACTTTTATATCATAGTTACCATTTTGCAAAATCTTTTCGATACTTTCATCGCCCAAGATTGAATCTATCAGAACTATAATTTCTAAAAGCTCATCGTCCTTCCAAATTGACACTCCATATTGTCCAAAGAAGGGAACGCATATAGCTCGGTTACATTTCGATAGATAGAATCCAATGCACAATGGCGCGGTGTTCCACCATGATCCTGCGGAGGTTTCGATGTCGACGGCAACCTTACCTTCATCTTGAGCCGCCTTTTTAAGTTCTCGTATATCATCAATAGTTGGGGCAATGTTGAAATTCTCGGCCGGCGGAGAATACTCCGCTGTTTTAGCCTCCTTTATTCCCTTCCCAAAATCGAAAGAGACGAAAGGCCACATTATTATTGCATTTTCGCCTTTGTGAAGCCATGACGGATGAAACGTGGGAATTACCTTCCCAAAAGTTGTATTAAGTATAGAACCACGCCTACGACTGATACCACGCTTACCACTGAGATAGTTAAGACTATACTCGCCCAGGGCGATAATCGCATTAGGTTTCACCAGTTGTAAAGCGGGTTTAAGGTGGCGCTCGGTGCAAAACTTAATTACCTCTTTAGGAATTTTCTTTCCTTTACCAATGGGGGGTTTGCAACGTACTACGTTATCACAATAAGTCTCCTGCCGTAATGCGCCGTTGTCAGAAAGAAATTTGTTGACTTCTTGTCCAGTGTAACCAACGAGGGGAATCCCTTGAATCGCTTCATTTTCCCCTAGGCTCTCTGCGATAACAGCTAATTTAGCATTGGAAGGACCGCTGCCGGTGGCGTAGCCGATGCTAAGGTGCTCCCACGGGCAGCCGTTGCAAGAGGGGGGTTTTTGTTGGTAGTTAGGCATTCTTTATAATTTCTGCCAGCTTTACCAATTCAGGAAATGTTTCTTCCATTTTTTTCGATTCACTTTCAAAGATTAATTCTGCTGTCCCAACTAAGCAAAGAAAACGGTGAGCGGAGATGAATTTTAGTGCATTGTATGTTACGATTTTTAATATTAAATCGACTTTTCCGACTTTTCCGCCATGAAAGAATTCATCTTTTATAAGAAATTCAATGTGAAAGTGATCGCATTCTACGAAAACCTTTATTGCTCGATAATCCCATATATATTCTGTTTTTATCTCAATTTCACAATTTAAGTCTTTTAATAAATCACATAATCCATCAATTATATAAGACTCTCCAAACGTGAAAAAATCAATTGGGGTACTCACGCTCCACCCTTCATCCCTTCCTCCAAGAAAAGATTAGTGGAGTTGAAGTGTGTGATGGACACAAAGTTATTAGCTTAGATGCCATCACCGTTTTCCCCCAAATTTCCCCCTTATTTCTTTTCTCCACTCATTCCAGCACAAATCGCAAATCCCATGACTTACCTGCCACTTCCACAATGGCTGCCATTTAATAATCCCAAGAAATTTCTTTTTACCTCTGTATTTAATATGCCAACTGCACATTCTAATCAGCATTGGTTCTTTCTTTTGTTGAAGCTAAAACTTTTAAGTATTCTTCGGGAAGTCTTTTCGTGTCGAAGTTATTAATCTCGATTCTTAATCTTTTTAATATCTTAATTTGCATCCAAATATTCCAAACCTGCAATGGTGTCCATCGGTCAAGTGCCGAAATTTCAGAAAGTTCTTTGTACCATCCTCTTTTGACCCAAACATAACCAACTAAAATGTAAAGAAAAATTACCAAAGGCGTCAGCCAAGCCAACGCCCAAAGTGGTACACCAAGAATTTTAAGTGCAGCGCCGGCAATGAGTAATCCACGAAATCGCTCAAGGAAATCTTTTCCTTGATCGAAGTAGGTATGGATACGCGCTGCCCAACCGCGCCAGGTAAGTTTCATTATTTGTTTTTATTTCCCGCCCAGCCGCCGCAGCGTCTCGGCGCGGCAGTTATTCCAAGCTTCTCGATATCGAACCTCTATGCTCATGCTCTCGGGCGGCACCAGCGCCCGCGCGTGGGCGAGGGCGGCGCGGGCCAAGTCCTCAGCGTCTGACCACGTAATCACAATCGGCATACCGTCCACGCGCACGGACTTGAGCACCTTCGCCAGCGCCTCCACGGGGTCCGCGGGGGCGATCACGGGATGTATTCCTCCCATTTGTACTCGTCATCGTGGCGGCTGACGCGAATGATGACGCCGCATCCTGACTCAGTCTGATCGCGGCGCGCTTCTACAAGAGTCTCTGCCGCTGCGTACACGATCGCTTCCCCAAACTGATCCGGGTCCATCGCCCGCTCGTCCATCAAGAGATAGCTCACGTCGTCCTCCGCGCGAGGGCGGCACGTAGCGCGTTCGACGCCTCGACGACTTTGCCCAACAAAATCTTGTCGTGGCCGCAGTCGTCGGGACACCCCTCATGCGTTACGGCGTGAAGAATCCGCTCGTTGCCAGCACATTCACACTCCATTATGGTCTTCCCCAACTCCCGCACGCGCGCCTCTGCGTCGGTGAGTTTTCTCTCACAGATATCTAAATTCAATAATCTTTCATCAGCTAATTTTTCCAC